AATGGGATTATAACTCCAACAGAGACGCAGCTCCAGAAGAAAGGCTTTTATACATGCTGTTCTATCAAATGAGTCGTATGTGTAGGTCAAAATACGCAGTTAAACACGATGACAGGTTAGATTGTCTAGCGCAAGGCGTAAAATACTTCATAGATGCACTATCTATATCAGCACAGGAACAGATCAACCTACGTAAACGTGAAGAATGGAACGATATACTAGAACAGTTTATAGACGACCCACAATGTGCTACTAATCATTTAGTATTAGGAATGAATGTAGACCAGCGTAAAGAGGCTAGAGGCAAGTCTGATGGTAAATCAGTCCCCACTTGGCTTTAGGACCGATGGCGTCCTTATAGGGGGAGAAGGGTGGACTCCCCCGTCCACAAATACACCCATATTACCGGATATCTCTTTTTGATATCACATAATACACCTCCACTAACTTCCATGGAAACTAAGTTAAAGATAGATGGTTTTAGAAAGTTATATAAGAGTTTGAAGACTCCTTTCCCTCCCATAAACTTTCTCATTCTGGGAATGTTGATCGGATTAGAGCAGAGATGGATAGAGTTAAAGGCTGAACAAGCTGTTGACGAAGCTATCGCTGACTTTATGATAGAACATCCTCCAGAAGTGTACAAAGCTGTGGTAAAAGCACACGAAGATGGTTCATTAAGCATAGGTAAGGCATATGAAGATCTTTCTTGACACAGCAGTTGTAGGCGAAATAGACGCAAGACTAAGCTCAGGCGTTATTTCTGGCGTTACAACTAACCCTACGCTTATTAAAAAAGCTGAACAAGAGCCAGATGACATATATGCAGACATTATTAACGATCTTGGCGTAAGAGACTTGTCAATAGAAGTTAATGGTCAGTTTGCAGACCAATTAATAGAAAATGGCATTAAATATGGTAAACTTTGGCCACACGAAGCTACTATTAAGCTGCCATGCACGCCTGAAGGCATAAAAGCATGTAAAACACTGTCTTATATGGGCATTAGAGTCAATATGACGCTAGTGTTTAGTGTAAGTCAGGCAATACTATGTGCATTAGCCGGTGCAACCTACGTTTCACCGTTCGTTGGACGATTAGATGACAATGGTCACGATGGAATAGGTCTTATACGTGAGATAGCTAAGGTATATTGCCATAATAGAGCAGATACTAAGATATTAGCTGCTAGCATACGTGATGCTGCTACAGTTGGTAAGGCATTCCAAGCCGGTGCACACATTTGTACCATACCGCCAAAAGTATTTGACGATATGTACAAACATGTGCTAACAGATAAAGGTTTATTCCAGTTTATTATAGACAGTGGACAGATAAACCCTTAAATTTTGACATAAATGTCTGAAGTGGTATACGCATACGTACGGAAACACAAGAACCCCCATGGGGTATGTGCCTGTACGCTATGCGCGATCAATTAACGCAGGCGCGTGTCCAACGCGAGTCCAGCTCGCTTCGCTCGCCACCAACAACCCAGTCATTGCAGTGGTTATGGGGCAATGCAGTACTGTCCAGAAGACAGTTCGGCAGTCGGAGCGAGCGTAGCGAGCGGGTACAACTAAACCGCGCGGGCGCATACGGGCGCGGATATCTTGAACGCGTGTCACGCGCGATCTGTTGCCGGTTGAGACTCAAATGAGACGGTACGGTAACCCGAACAAAGTATTATGTAATAATACATTGTTACAAAGTGTTAAGATGATTTGTAATAGTTGACAGCAGCGACTAGAATGGAGACAAGTAGTAAGAGTTGTTTACGTTATGTTATATTCTCTCTCCTAGAATAGGTGAGAGAGATAATATAACTTAACTACAACTCTCTACTCACTGTTCAATTTACAATTTTCGATTATGTTCAACGTTTCAATCAAGCCAACACCTCGCACTTCTACAGCAGTAGAAGCTATACAGGTCAACCCTTTCAAGGGTTCAGTAACTCTTCGTTACACCAATGGCTATGAGTACAAGTACTCAAACGTTAGCAGAGCTAAGATTGTTAATCTATTGATTAACGACAACATGTCACTTGGCTTCTGGGTACAAGAGCTTTCACAGAAAGCTATCCGCGTCAGAGATTACCTTTACGGTAACACTGTTGCTACTGGTAAGCTATGCTACCAGTTCATCGGCGCTACTTGCGACAGCAAGGCAGCGCTTCCATTCTAGCTTTAGCTAGACTGGCGTCTGGGTATTCACTTGCGGTTCAACTCCGCAAGGACGCCGTAACCCTTTAGGGTTAATTATCCATCTAACTTTCATCTTGTCATGCTAGTCCACATCACAAAAAAATCCAGCAATGCTAAAACTGGCAAGATGCCAGTTACTACAACCGAGGAAGCATCATGCCCCAGCACTTGTCCACACCTACAATCCGGCGGTTGCTACGCAAAGTCCGGACCGGTCTCTTGGCACTGGAAAAAAGTCAGCCACGGTCTACGTGGTGGTTCTTGGTCTGACTTGACTGACTTTGTCAGCAAGTTAGAGCGCGGTCAGCTATGGCGCCACAACCAAGCGGGTGACCTTGGTTATACCAAGGACGCCAACAATCGTGAGCTAATCAGACTTGACTTGCTCAAGTCTTTAGTTGACGCCAACAAAGCTAGTGGTGCCAAGGGTTACACCTACACACACCACAAGTTAGATTATTTACATAATCTAGAGGCAGTCAAGTATGCTAACCGCAACGGTTTCACCGTCAACAGCTCATGCGAAAGCATGCAGCAGGCAGACGCAGCCGTAGCGCAAGGCATACCCGCCGTCGTTGTCGTAGACAACAGCAAGGACACACCAACACACACGCCCGACGGTCACCGCGTCGTAGTTTGCCCAGCTCAAACCCGCGACACCAACTGTGCTGACTGTGGTCTTTGCCAACAGTCCAAGCGCACATGCGTTGTTGCATTCCTCGCACATGGCAACAAGTCCAAAAAAGTCAATCAGTCACTACAGGAGGTCGCTTAATGGATAACCATATTTATATGGTTTATGATGACAGCTCACCCGAGTCTACACGTGATGCAGATATTACGCATAAAGCGTTGCTAGACAAGGGTTATCGCGTAATACACAAGGACGTCGGATATACATCCGCACGTTATGAATACGCAAGAGTTGTAGTTAATTCTTAATTATTATATAATTAAATAAATCGCCAGACCTCAGTCTATGACTGGGGTTTTGCCCTTTTTATTTTTTTTCACTATCATCACAATCATTCACACACATGGACGCACAATCATCACAATCATTCACAAGCATCTTCGCAGGGACGCAGACAAAACCAAAGAGCAAGCAAAAAGACATACCAAAGTATCCTGAGCCAGAAGGCGAACCATCATATTAAGAATTGTTACAATATCACACGGACGTACACATTACCGATTAGACTACTACTAGATCATTCATCCACTATGACTATCTTTGAATTTAACGAGCAGCTTTGCGAGATTATCGCAGGCGAAGACGGCTACTACAATTATGACAAGCAAGAAATTCTTGACTTAGCCAAACAAATGAAAACATCAGCAGAAGAGTATCAAAACATGCTCGATTGCAAGGACGCAGCAGAAGTGCACGAGTTAATGAATCCTGCGGTATGTGACGTATGACTAACTACGAAATACGTGTCACACAGACATGCAAAGACTACTATCGTCTAGAAGCTAACAGCCCTGAAGAAGCAGAAAAACTGCTTTGGACAGCACTTAGCACTGGTATCATGGGTAACATTGAGCGCAATGACACCATTGACAGCGCACCCAAGATCGACTACACTGTACAATTATCGCCCGAAGGAGAACCAATCTTATGATTCGTACTGATTTAATTGATACTAAGTATCTACACAATGCTATTATAGAAATGATGAACAATGATAACTCCAAACTGGCGACACCACAGCAACAAACAGCCCAAGTACAAGAAACATGTACGCATGATACAGGCAGCAAAAAAACGCACTAAACAATTAATCAAAAAACTTACAGCACAATGACAATCGACATCACCCAACAACTCAACTACTCAGCAGCAGTACGCAAAGCAAAGCCTGACTGGGACGACGACAAAGTAAGAATGGCAGCCGAATACCTTGTCTTGTACATGGACGTAAGGCTTAAGCCATACAAAGTATTAGAAAAACTAGAAGAGTTCGACAAGAACGGAGGCTTTCTATACTAATGGAATACCACGACCTCATGCGACAAACGGAAGAGCACAACAAAAAGCTACACCGTACCAAGGACGTCAACATTGCTGACATACTCACGTGGGAAGATAGAGACGCAATCGCTAAGATTGTAGACAATCGTGTTGCCAAGGAATACGGCGACATGTTCCCATTCAAGTGGCAATTCTCTTGCAGTGGTCACTTTATCTGCTAATTCACACACACATTCGCATGGACACCTACAAAATAGACTATTGCATTCCTGACAAGCCAAAGGAGTGCTCTTATATGTTTACTCAGGCTGTCTCTGACGAAGATGCAGCCTATTACGGCTTAGATTGGGCAGCAATCCATGGCTACAAACTTAAAAACGTTACAAAAATTAAGGTAAGAGGACGATGAAACGTAGAAAGTACTATCCTAATAACTGGCAGGCTATCAAGGACACACCGGCTAAATGGTTTCCACCACTAGAATATGAAGAACTAGAAGAGTGGAAGGTCCATGGCTATGTGTTACCTAGTTCCATCTTCGGTATTATCCGTAGCGAAGACTTGCAGACTGGTGTCATTGAAGAGTACACATACAAGTCTGAGTATCAGGCTAGAGAACGTGTAAAGAAAGAAATGACACACGGACGCAAAATAACGCTGTGCACCATGGAAGGTGTATGGCATGTAAAACCTTTAATTGATTTCAACACCCCATGAGCGAAGAAACATTCCAACGTAGGTACGAACAGTTACTTACACTTGTGGTAAACCACCCACATAAAGAAGAATTAATTGCTATAATGCAAGAGCAAGTCTTAGACGACGACAATTAAATGCTAACACAACAACAGATCGACGAGCAACAAGCGTTCGAGCGTAGACAAATACAAGGGGGACTGGACAAACTTCACAAGAACACAGACAAACTAGAAGAACAAACATACGCCAGTGCCACAGTTTATGGCTCTTCATGTGTAACGGGAATCATGCCCGATCTAATTGTATACATAGATGAAAAGAAGGAAAAGTACAAGACATGCGCCGGCAGAGATGCCATCGTTGTAGCTAAGTACATCATACCCGTACAGACAGAGATACAGGCTTTGCTTACATGCAAGGTAGTATTCGATCATGTCTTTGCGCCACGACAGAATAAGCAAGCGATCACGGCTACTGCGTTAGCTGTTGGCTCTGCCTGCGAAGCTGAGTGCCAGATGAACTACTACGAAAGAGAAGCGCCTGCACTACTAGCCACCCTCAAGAAAAATTATTGGCATCAAGCCAAAGGTACAGAGTACAAGCGTAAGTGCATACAAACACTTATGCATAAACAAAACATCACACCATGGGTAGCGTGGGATAGAAACACCAAGATAAAGATAGGCACGTGGCTTATCGACTGCCTATGTGAAGTGTCTGGTTGGTTTGTAAAAGAGCTAGTGCGTAATGGTAGAAAAACTATAAACATACTAAGTCCTTCAGAAAAACTTATCAAACACAAAGATGAAATCATGCGAATGGCTGAAATGTTCAGCCCACTTGCTAAGCCTATGCTTATCCCTCCACGTAATTGGCACGCTTTACAAGACGGCGGTTATTACCTAAATGACCTAACAAGATGTCATCAATTCATACGAAGGAGCGATGGCGTCCTTATACAGGGGGAAATTCCTTATAACTTTATTAACCGTATTCAACAGGTAAAATACAAGTTAAACCCCTATATAGTTAAGGTAGCGGAGGAGTTAGAAGTTAGAGGTATTAGCGTAGGAAAGTTTAAACCTATAACTCACCACGAGGTACCACCTAAGCCATCTGACATTGACACAAATGTCGAAGCGCGTAAGGAATGGAAACGTGGTAAAACCAATGCAATGAACCTTCAGGCTGCGGAAGTGCGTAAGTCCTGCCGTACACGTATGACTATGAATTGTGTACGAGAGTTCAAGGACGCAGACTTCTTTATCCCTTGGTCGTTTGACTACAGAGGTAGAGTGTATCCTATACCAGCATTCCTAACACCACAAGACACAGACTTTGGAAAAAGTTTATTGTTGTTTAGTAAAGGTGCTAAAATAAATGCACAGGGTATGAAGTGGATTAAGTTTCATCTTGCCACTACCTACGGACTTGATAAAGCTACAATGGAAGAGCGTATCGCATGGATAGATAAACCAGAGAACTATAATTTAGTTACTCGTGTGTTCTACAATCCTATCGACAACATTGCTGACTGGGAAAATGCAGACGAGCCTTGGCAATTCTTGGCTGCCTGCTGTGAGTTCTGCGAGCTACACTTTGAGCATCGCTTTCACACACATCTGCCCGTCGCAATCGACGCTACTTGCAGTGGCTTACAAATCTTAGCCGGACTAGCTAAGGACAAATCGACAGCAAAAATTGTAAATGTGGTCGGCTCAAACAAACCACAAGACGCCTATAAACTTATCGCAGAAACAAGCGTAGACCACATACCTGAAAGACTTAGACCATATTGGGATAGGAAAGTAACCAAGCGTTGTGTTATGACCATACCTTACAATGCCAAGCCTTTCAGTAACAGATCGTACATCAGAGATGCATTTACAGAAAAAGGTGTAGAAGTTGACAAAGAAGAACTAACACAATGTGTAAAGGCTGTCAGGGACGCCATGAATATCGTCGTTCCCGGACCGATGCAAGTAATGAAATGGATAGAGACTGAAATCTCACGTGCCATCAGATCAGGTGCACCAGAAATTAGATGGACAACACCATCTGGATTTCCTGTTGTACAACGTTTGATGAAACACGACAGACCTCTAAAAATAAAAACACAATTAATGGGACGATGTGAAATCAACGTCCAAGGTGCAGAGATAGGCGTAGACTTAAAACATCACAAGAACGCCACAGCTCCTAATCTTATTCATTCACTTGACGCCTCGCTGCTACATTTTGCAGCAAGTCAATTTGATAAACCAATAGCTCTAATACATGACTCAGTTCTATGTAGAGCTACTGATATGTGTACTCTCTCAACTATTGTACGAGAGACTTACATGCGTCTGTTCGCAGAGCATGAACCACTAACTGACTTTGCCCTAGCAATAGGCGCAGAGACTGAACCACCGATTATCGGAGACCTACATGCGTCCGAGGTAATTGATTCCACTTATTTCTTTTGTTAAATGTCACGTAGTATTCACGTAACTCAAGAGCCAGTAACCCTTGAAGGTTATCAGGCTATATTAAAACCAAGCAAGTTTGGCTATTCACTCAAAGCTATTGTCGGAGAGGAGCTAGTAAACAAACTTGAAGAGGAAAGAACAGACTGCCTTAAGTGGGCAGAGAGCAAGCTCAAGAACCCAAGAAGAGCTACCTTAAAACCAACACCATGGGAAGAGGTATCAAAGGGTAAGTTTACAATTAAGTTCTCATGGTCAGATGACAAGAGACCACCGATTGTAGACACAGAAGGTACACCTGTAAAAGATATGGACACTCCAGTCTATGCAGGCAGTAAAGTTAAGTTAGGTTTTACACAGAAACCTTACATTCTCAGGGACGGTGTAACCTACGGCACATCACTCAAGCTATCTGGAGTACAGATCGTAAGTGTGCAGTCAGAAGTAGGCGTAGACACAGGCGACCTTGATGAACAGGGAGCTGCTGACTTATTTGGCAGTACAGCAGGCTTCAAAACAGCAGAGCCAAATGTAACACCTGATACAACACCTAGCTCAGTAGAGTTAGAAGATGACTTTTAGGTCAGGTCTGGAGGAAAAGGTAGCAGACCTGTTGGTAACATTGGGCGTCGACTATGAATATGAGGAGACGTCCTATCCTTACACGATTGAACATAGCTATACTCCTGACTTTGTGCTACCTAATAACGGAGTAATCCTAGAGGTTAAAGGGTATTGGGACCCACCATCTAGGCGTAAAATAAGACAAGTTATCAAGGACAACCCAAAAATAGATCTTCGCATGGTCTTCCAAGACCCATACAAACGTATATCGAAGAAGTCCAAGACAACATACGCAAAATGGTGTGAGCGTTACAGTATTAAATGGTGCGCTGCACATTGCATACCAGTTGATTGGCTGAAATGAACACATATCCAATGTTCTCTATTCCATTAGGAACAACACTTATTTCGCAATCAATATGCGACAAAATTAAACCATTAAAAGGTATAACTCAAAACACTGCATATGATGATGCTTTTGATGTTTTAAAAAATCATCCAGAAATTAAACAAGAGTTAACTAATACTTTTGTTAAATGGGTAGATGAAGCATTGAAATTAAATACAGAATGGGTAATAACTTCCAGTTGGATTACAGAAAACCATACGGGAAAAGAAATGACACGCCATAACCATAAGAATTGTACTTACTCAAGCGTGTTATACTTCGACAAGGTAGAGGAAAATCATCCTCGTTTAATGTTTGAAAATCCAACATATATATTTAATACTTTAATTACACAAAATTCCGAGACTCCTAGTAATGAGTACAACGCAAGCGAATTTTGTGCTCCTATAGAAGAAAGAAGAATATTATTTTTCCCTTCTTATTTATTTCATATGCACCCAAAGTTCAAAGCATCAATTCCTAGAAGATCGCTTGCATGTAACTTTTTCCCTATTGGTAAATATGGACATCACGATTCAACACTCGATACTAATTTGTTGAAACATGGACAGTGAATTTTTAAGACATGAGCCATGCGAAGTGTGTGGTTCATCTGATGCTAAAGCAGTTTACTCAGACGGAAATACATTTTGTTTTAGTTGCCACAACTTAACACGTGGCGAAGAAAAAGAAAACATTACCACCTTTACAAATGTGCCCCAATTCAAAGGGTCAGCTCAACGACTCAACAAACGT